ATATATGGTTTGATTTTAACCAAAAAAGCATGACTGAGGAGGCAGTCGAAGCTTTAAAAGACACTATTAGATTAACCTTAATAGATTTTTATGGAGAAAAAAGTGAAAATAAGTAGATTGACACCTGAATACTTTAGTGAAGTTAAACGTTATGTTCGTTGGCACACCACAAATCGTACTGCTAAAAAGTTTGGCATAAGTATCAAGACAGCTTTACAAGTAAGAGGCTCAAATAACTATGGTCAATACCGCGAAAATGTGAAAGCACAACATCCAGAAACGAAGTATAGCCTTGCAGATGATGTCCTTGCATTGCACAAAACAGTTTTTGACAAAGGTGGTGAATACCACACCCCTAAAACTGCACAGACGGCTATTACGCAATTGAATTATGAACTAGCTAAAAAATGAACTCCTACGAACAAATGAGAGAGAAGTTAGCTCGCAAAGGCTACAAAGTAAATAAACAAAAACCCCTCGCAGATAAGACCTGCTATCTTCTCTCCATTTACTACTCAAATAAGTATGGAGACTTGTATACTACTACTGGAACAGGCGAACCATACATGATAGTCAGAGAAGCAAACGATAAGCTCCCTAAAGACCATTATATTTGTGTACATTGTAAGAAAGCATTTAAGAGTTATGAATTGGCTACGAACCATTTATGAGCTGGAACATTAAAATAGACCAAGCAGACAAATACTTCTCCCAATGGATAAGATTGCGTGACCGTGAGTGTCGTAGATGTCACTCACCAGTAAGGATAAATGAAAAAGGACTGCCAGTAAGTCACCAAGCGAGCCACTTTAAAGGACGCAGAAAAGAAGCCACACGCTTTGAGCCACTCAACGTGGATTGCTTGTGTTCAGGATGTCATGGATACTTTACCGAGAATCCAGCAGAACACGAAGTATGGCAAGTCATGATGAAAGGTCAAAAAACCGTAGACAAGCTCATCCTCTTATCAAATACTTATCGTAAGAAAGATAGAGAATTAGAGAAGATATATTGGAAACAAAGGATACTAAAAGATTATGGTATAAAAGCTTGACAAATAAGATAAGTAGGAGTATAATATATAACATAGGAATACAACCTATAACGTACCGGCGTAATTAACCGAGAGCGTACAAAATGTATAAAAAGCCTTGTCTGCGAGATAGGCTTTTTTCTTTACTTTTAATCAAAGCATAAGTACTATTAAAGTAGTAGCCTAAGGCTAAGACTAAGCACCTTATTCACACCTTTCTGGATGAACTCCAATAAACGCATACATAGTCTCACACCTACCTCAACACGACCTTTCTTCAAAAATACATACGAAGCCCCTCAAGAAGCCATGAGGGGTTTTTCACACTTATGCTATAATTCGGATATGACCACACAGCGTAAACCGCTTACTCCTAAGATAACCCCAAAGCAAGCCAAAATAGTTAAGCGTAAAGTACAAGCAGTTATAAATGATGAACCTCAAAGAAAATGGGCTAAAGAGCTGTACCCTAACGCTACCCAAGCAGGGGCAGAAGTAGAAGTATCTAAGAACCTAAACAAGCCTAATGTCAAATTAGCATTAGAGTTAGCACTTGAAGAACACGGGATTACAGTAGGCAGTGTAGTAGGAGTAGTAGCGGATGGTATGAAAGCAACAAAGATTGTTGTACATGGTAAAGACGAAGATGCTTTTGCTGATGAGGTAGTAGACCATAGCATTAGATTAAAGGCAGCAGGAATGGCTGCTAATTTTATGGGTCTTGGCAAGCAAGAAGGAAATATAAACATCAACTTTAACAACTTTTCTCAAGAGCAAAGAGAACACTATAACTTATGATAAACCTTGCTAATTATCCTAACCCGTTAATGAATAGCCCTAAAAGAGTTATCACAGGATTTAACGCTGATGGGTATGAAAGATTCATGCCTGAAAACTTTAAGATTATAGATAAAAAACAGAACCCTGTACCTTTTGACCCTAACCCTGCGCAGCATAGCCTAAATAAATTCTTAGAAATGTTCTACGACATTCTTGTATTAAAAGCTCGTAAGATGGGGTTCAGCTCAGACGCTCTTGCCATTGGAGCCACCAAGTTTATCACCGGACGCAACGAGAAATGTGTGAGTATGAGTTTTGAACAAGGAGCCGCTGAAAAACAACTCGCTCGTGCTAAGTATTACATTAAAAGTTACGAAGAGAAGAACGGTATTAAAGTACCATTTAAATACAATACAAAAAACTCAATGGTGTGGGAGGGGAAGTATGAGACAGACAGAGGAACAGTAGAACACTTCCAAAACGTCTTACAAGTAGGAAGCGCAGGTAATACAGCTTTTGGTCGTGGTGATGATATTACGTTTCTACATTTAACTGAAGTATCGCTTGTCGATGTGTACGAGCTAATGGCTGGTGTTGGTGAGGCGTGTCTCCCTCATGCTCACAAGATACTTGAGACAACTGCAGCAGGATTTAACACGTACAAGAAGTATTGGGATGAATCAATGATGGATATTACTGGATTTGCGTGTTTATTCTATTCTCCTTTGTGGGAATACTCAGAGGCTTACGTACAAGATAAGCGTAATAAATTGGGTCGTCTAGGTATGCAGGAATACCCAATGACACCTGAAGAAGCGTTTGTTACATCCGGCGATGGGTATTTCGATAACATGGCTTTGTATAAAATACTTGAGAATGTAAAAGCGTGGGAGGCGAACCATCGTCATGAGCTTCAAACGGTTTAGAGAATTTCAAAAGGGAGAGTTTATTATTGTTGGTGCAGATACCGCAGCTGGTGGAGGTGATAATTGTGCAGTGCAATTTCTATCACATAAATGGCTAGACGTACCCCAGGTATACCACTCAAAAGTCACCGCCAGCTTTATGACCCCACTCTTGCATGAAGAACTCACTAGAATACATCAAGAGACAGGGGTACAACCTGTCATAGCCTATGAGCGCAACAACGGTGGTGGTTTTGAAATGGATAGGTTAGCACGTCTTAATCGGTTTGGTGATTACCGTATATATACAATGAAACACCTCGACCCAACAGGACGTGTAGTCGATACTGGTAAGTTAGGTTGGGATACTAACACCGCAACAAGACCAAAGATGCTTCAGGAGCTTAAAGACGCGGTTGAAAGTGAACTCCTACACATATACCACCGTATGACAGTTGATGAGATGTTTTCATTTATCATAAGTAAAACAGGTAAGCCAGAAGCAGAAGACGGCGCACATGATGATTTAGTCATGTCACTTGCTATTGCATGGCAACTGTATCAGACGGAGAAACCAAAAATAGAACAAGGAGGAGGAGTTGTGGAAACTGATGAAAGCATAGGCTTTTACAAAAAAGCTGGAGTGCTGTATGCTGGGGGCTATAATGAATAATGACTTGTTAGTTCGTACTCCTTACCATCAAATGCACATATCGCTCGTCTATCGCTCAATAGATAGAAAAGTATACCGCGATCAATACTGTTTAGAATGTGGTCAACCATTCATGGCGATAAGTGATAAATTTATTGTCGTACAAGATTCTACAATCCCAACTGAACTATTACGAACAGGGGAAAGAATCCTTGAAGCCCGATGTAAACGACATACATGTAAGCAATATTATAAAGTTTATGTATAATTAGAATATTAAACGAAAGGACAGCTTCACAGCTATGAATACTAAACCATTTATGAACAACTGCCTCATAGAGGTAATAAGAGAAGATGACGGCGTATCTCGTACAGATGAGAATGAGACACGAAATAGAGGGAAAGTTATTGATGCTTCAATATCTGGCTTACACCTAACAGCTTCAGCAGGAATTGTTTTTGATGCTCATATGTATGTTGGTATTGCTACTAAAGTAAATAATTTAATAGGTAAAATAGTCCGTTGGGAAGAATTTGCAGAAGGTGGCCAGACTTTTGAAGAGAATGGGAAGACTTATGCTTTGATACCTTGGTGGAGAATCATATCAGTAGAAAAGGAGACAAAGTAATGAGTAAGCCAGCAGAAAAAGAATTTGGGTTAAAAGATATAGAACTAAGACTTGTTGAGACCTTACAACAAACCTATTTTCAAAACCTAAGTAACGTACTAAGCTTTATTGCTCTTGAGCGATTAGCGTATCCGGTCACAGAAAATACTCGTTTCCGCATAGAAGAAAAGAAACTATTTATACACGAAGAAAAAGCTGAAGAAGAAGTGGAGACAAAGTAATGAATATGCCAAAAAGAGAAATTAAGAACATTCTTATTGCCGATGATGCTCGTGCTAAGTTACTTACAGGAGCTACTAAAATCTACGAAGCAGTCAGCTCAACCTACGGCCCTGCTGGCAATAACGTCATACTTGGTATGCCTTACGGAGATGCAACCCTAACTCGTGACGGTGTGACCGTTGCAAAACGAACTATCTTAGAAGATAGAGCTGAAGATGACGCAGCGCAGATACTCAAGCAAGCCAGCGAGAAAACTAATAAGACCGCAGGTGATGGAACTACCGCTACTGTAGTACTAGGCTATCACCTATTTAAAAACGGTTACCGACTTATTGCTGCTGGTGAAAATGGTATGGTGCTTAAAAAGCAGATTATCGACGACAGCAAAAAGGTAATTAACTTCTTAAAAAGTAAATCTGAGGACGGTAAGAAGCATCTATTAGAAGTTGCTACGGTGAGTGCTGGTGACCCTGCTATTGGCGCACTAGTCGCTGATACAATCGCTGAAATCGGTAATGAGGGCGGTATTACTATACGAGAACAGAACTACCCAACTATAGATGTAGAAAAAGTAAACGGCTATTACTTTGATAAGGGCTTCTTTGCGCTTAATCAACAGGTCGAGTACAACAACCCTCTTATCTTCGTTACTCAAAAACAACTCTCTAACAATAGTGATATTATCCCACTCTTGAGTCGAGTCATAAACGGCGATAATAAAAACCTCGTAATCATTGGTGAAGTACGCATGAACTCAGATGCTATGAACACTTTGATGCTTAATGTCATGCAAGGAAAGTTAAATGCAGTCGTAGTACCTCCACCGGCCTTTAATGATGAGGGGACTTTATTTATGCAAGATATTGCCCTCTATGTTGGGTCAAAGCTCTTTTTAAGTGGTTCAGATATCACCGAGGTTAAGACCGATGATAGTTACTTCGGAAGTGCTGAACGTGTTGTAGTTACACAGGATAAGGCTATCGTATTTAGAGGTAAGGGTGACGCAGATGCTATCACCACAAGAGCTGCTGAGATACGTGACACTATGCTTAAAGAAACAAGTTCACACCGTAAAGATACTCTTGAACAGCGGTTCTCTAAGTTGACAGGTAAGATTGCTATAGTCAATGTCGGAGGTTCAACACCTACAGAAATGGAAGAACTACGCTATAGGGTAGAGGATGCTATTGAGGCTACCAAGTCTGCTATGGCTGACGGTGTACTAGTTGGTGGTGCAACCATGCTTGTAAAAGCTTCTCAGTTGGACATAAACCCACTATTCAAGAATGCTTTGCTAGATACATTCCGCAAATTGATGAGTAACGCAGCTGAACCAGCAGATTATCGTCTTGAACAAATCAGACGCGCTAAAGATGGTTATGGCTTTAACCTTAGAGATATGAGTGAAGAGCCAGTAGACTTACGCTCGCAGGGTATTTGGGATGCCACTCGTGCAGTGGTACAAACTATTGAGAATGCAACAAGTGCCGCAGGTTCTCTTCTTACTGTAGGGGCAATCATTGACCCAATTGACCAAAAGGATGAACATGAAGAAGCTTAAAAAGTGGCTATCAATCCTATTATTGAGGTTGTCATTATTCATAATGCCACCTGAAGTAGTAGAGCAACCAGAAGTCTCTCCTGAACCATACGAAGAAGTTAGGATACATAAAGGCTATGAGCATTAACGAAGAACTATTAAACGTAGACCCTGATTCACAAGCAGTTGAGGTAAGTGACGATGTGCAGTTTGACCCTAACCCAACGAATCAGGTAGTAGCAACAGAACCACCTATAATTTCAATAGGAAGGGGAAAAAGAATTGAAGCTTTGCGAACTATGCAAGACGAACAAAAGTGAGTGTAGCGCTATCCTTAATAGTGTGTACTACCGTGAAGTTTGTGGAAGTTGTAAACTCTCAAACAATATAGTTAGTTCAGGTCACGCTAGTTGGTCACGCACTATTGATATCGAGGATCATGAAGCAGATGTGCAACAACCATATAACTCAGACGGCACAATAAATACGCGCTTTGCTAAGTTATATCCAAAGCAAGCCAAAGTATTGTTTACCGAAGAGCAGATTAGAAATGCGAACCGCTAAAATGTGTGCTATACTAAAATTAACAGCTCTTACAGCTAAATGTAGGAGCTTTTTATATTATGGAAAAAGATAACATATATTACGACAAGATAGACGACCAAGTATTCTTAGGCATGGTAAAACGTCGGCGCATAGAAGCCGAAGGTCATTGGGATAAAGACCAAAATCTTAAATCTGTCAGAGAGAGAAACAATAAAGAATATCTTGGTAAGTACGTTGAAGAGCAACTCGTGGATGAGCGCTATCAGGAGATTTATAACGATAACCGGCAGTTCACTTCAGTACGTACTATTGTCCCTTTCCTAACAGCTCGCATAACCGCACCTGAAGTTGTCCCTGCTAATGGTACAGACCTAAGTTTACAGTTTGCTAAAGACTTTGAAGAAGCCTTACAGAAACATGCAGAGAAGCAAAAGGCTCGTGCCAAAGTACGACTTGCTGTACAAGACTTACTACGTGGTGAGCGTGTAGGTATTTTGATGTGGCGTTTTGACCCACTACTAGACACTGTATCAATAGAGCATCTTGACCCTAATACTGTTGTTATAGGTAAGCGCTCCAAGCTATTTGAAGAACCAGATTATATTGGCCGTAAGATAGAACGTTCCGTAGGCGATTTACTCAAAATGTTTCCAGATAAAGCCGACAAGATTAAACAACTGTTTGGCATTACAAAAGGTGTACCAAGCCAACTTGAAAAGATATATGAACTTAATGAAGATTGGATTTGGGTAGACAATGAAGATGAGAAAGACCTAATTGTTGGTTGGAGCTATCAAAACGTCTTATTTGGTAAGATAAAAGACCCGAACTTTAAAGAGACAGGTAAGAACCTCATTGAGCGTTCTATGATGCCGTTCGTATTCTTTAACTTCCTAAACAACGGTAAAGGGTACATAGATGAGACATCATTCATCGAACAAGCTCGTCACCTACAGAGAAACTACAACAAGCGTGGTCAAACTATAGCAGAGAATGCTAAATATGGTGGTACTGGTGTACCTATCTTCGCAAAAGGAACAATTAGTCAAAAAGATGTAGCACGTATCCGGTTCTCACCTATCCAACGTGTCTTACTTGATACACCAGATATAAACAAAGCCTTTACCGTTTGGCAATCAAGCCCATTGCCTCAATATATAGTTGAAGATAAGTACGATGACAGAAACTCTATAGATAACATCTGGGGAACACCGAACGTCTTTAGAGGCGAACAATCTAAGAACAACACATTAGGGCAAGATGTCCTTATCCGTAACCAAGCTGAAGGACGACTTGCAGACCCTGTAGATTGTATAGACGATTCAATGACACGATTCTACCAACTTGAAGCTCAGATGATGTACCGCTGGTTTGATGAAAAGAAATTCTATAACTATCTCGGAAACGATGGCAAGTTTGTATCAGTCGTTATCTCTAAAGAAGAAATTGCACGTAACTTAGGTATAGAGATTGGCGTTAAAGCCGGAACCTCACTCCCTATTGACAGGGCGCAACAACGCTCTACAGTCATTGAGTTACTCAGGATGAACAAAGTTGGTACGTTGACAGCTTATAAGGAACTTGGCTTATTTGATAACCCAGAAGAAGCTTACAAAGAGTTTGTCATGGAACAATTAGACCCTAAGACTGCACTATCCGAAGTCGATAAAACCGTCTTTAGCCGTGAAGCGAACCAAGACCTCTACATTGTTATTGGTGGTGGTGAACCTGATGAGCGAGAAGATATTGATGACCAGTATGTCGCACACCTAAATGAGTGGCTTCTGACCGATAAGTACAAGATTCTCCAAGAAAAGAACCCAGAAGTCGCTGCTAAAGTATCTGATTTCATAGACTCAGTTATCGCTAAAGCCAGCCGAAAAGCTAATAAGTTAGCAATGCAACCGGCTCCAGATGGTCAAGAACCAGTCCCACCAGAAGTACAAGCTATGGTAGATGCACAAGGCAGTCAACCTCAATCCCCACAAATGGCTGGTGCTATGCCAAGTGCTGTAGTACAATAAAGCTATAAACAAGGAACTTTTATGAACGAAGACAGCTCTACAGCTAACCAGGATGATAAGCCTAGTTTTGCGACGGAAAATGATTTAGATTTTGTCATGTCAGAAGAACGCGAACAGGAATTTATCAACGAAACTTTAGGGCTTACAACCCCTACAAAGGAAAGTACAAATGATTCAGGAAGCACCGACACTAGTACAAATGGAGAACCAGCCAAAGAAGACTCATCAACCGACACCACAGACACTGGCACGGCTGAAGAAACAAAGGACACGACGGATACAGAAACTAAACCGACAGTTACAGAAGAAAAACCCTCAACACCCGAAGTACCGTTAGCAGTAAAAACGGATGACCTTTGGTTAGAAGTCGAAAAAACTATTACTGATGAGGATGGCAATACTAAGACTGAAAAGATTAAGTTAGTCTACGATCCTGAAGACCCAACAACCTTTATACCTGAAGATTTCACCTTTAAGAACGACAAGCAACTTGCAGACATACTCGAAGCTAAAGCTGAAATGGCAAGCCTCTATAAAGAGCGTAAGAATGAAATAGATTCTAAACTCAAAGAAGTAGAAGAAGTCAAAACCTCCGAGCAGAAACAACAAGAACAGTTGGCCTCATGGGATGCAGAGATACAAGACCTCATAGATAACGGTGTGCTGACAGCGCCTAAAGCAAAGCCTGAAGATAAGAACTTCCTAGAAGATGAATCAGTCAAGCAAATAGACGCAGTATTTAAATTCATGGCCGCTCAGAATGAAGAACGGTCTAAGAGTGGTAAAGCACCTATAGTCTCCTTTGGGACAGCATTTACTCTTTACCAGAAAGACGCTAATGAAAAAGCTCAAGCAGATGCAGAGAAAAAGGAACAAGCAGATGCTAAGAAAAAAGCTGCTCTGATTGGTGGGTCAAGTGCTTCAGGAGCTGCTGAACAACGAACATATAGACCAGGAAGTTACTCATCTATCTATGATGTCCCTGTAGACCTCTAGTTGATTTTTTAGGCAAACTGTGATATGTTTGTAAAGACGGCTCTTCAGCTAATAACTGAAGGGCTTTTTTAATTATTAAGTAAAGGAGAATAAATGGACTACACCCGACTCATCACGACGACTTCGCAATCAGTTGCGCCTTTTGTCGTTGATGCAATTCACGGTTCAAGTGTACTCGTTGGACGAGCCACTGGTAGCAGAGTCAAATCTTGGGAAATGGGCATATACGAAAGACAGCCTATCCAGATTGAAGATATAGCAACTGCTATTGACTTCCAAGGAATTGGAAACTTCAACACAGCAGATAACAGCACTGATGTAAACCTTCAGTGGGAAGCAAAGGGTCTTGGTGACTCTGTTGTTATTGGATATGCCGAACTTGGTCTAAACCAGACTAAAGCACAGGTTATCAACCTCGTTAAGCGAAAATTTGATGTTGTTAAGAACTCACTTATTGCTGGTGCTGGTTCACGTCTTTATGGACTTGGTTCTGGTTCAGCTATTGAGGGTCTACAACTTTCAACTGACAACGCAACCCTTACTTCATCTTATGGTGGATTAAGCCGAACCACTTATGGTACAGCAATTAACGGTCAAGTTACCCCAGCTTCTGGTGGTGTCATTAGCTTTGCTACTTTGGCAGCTCAGATTGACTTGTGTAGCGCAGCCGCTTCTGCAACAGAATCAACCAACCTTGTTCTTACGACTAAGAGCGTATGGGGCTTGGTTGAGCGACTTGTAGAAACTAAGTCTCGTGGTAACTACGACACAAGCCGTGGTAACCTACGTGTTTCACCATACACACCAATGGGTGTTGCTATGGATCAAAAAGACATCGGTTCTATGGGCTATGAGAGCATCTACTTCCGTGGTATCCCTACGGTTAAGGATGACCAGTGTACTTCAGGTTCTGTTTATACGCTTAACGAAAACTACATTGAATTCGTTAGCTCAAACATTGCTTATTGTGAAACTATTAAGATGTCACAAGAAGTTACTAAGGGCGCTCTTGAAGAGGCTAAGTCAACTGCATGGCAAGTGTCTAAGGAAGCAAAACCTACTAACGGACTCGGTGACGTTAGACAAATTGCAATTTATGGGAACTTTGTCAACCGCAACCCATTTAGAAGCGGCGTTATAACAGGCGTAACAACGGTTTAAGGAGAACAATCATGATAACAGGATTCGTACAAGTTACACCTAGCGATGTTCGTAAGACTAGCACCACTAAAAACGGTGTTGTCATTGGAACTAAAGCGATTACCCGTGATGGTAAAGTTTATAGATGGAGTCTTAATGGTGCAGTTGCTCTTGCAGAAGGCAAAGTGAACACAGGTGTTGCACGTGTAGCAAACCACACCAACATGGCTCTCGCATCTACAAGCAACATCGCTGTAGGTTCAACACAAGTTTCTGTCACATTAGGTGGCACAGCGGTAACTGCTGACCAGTACCTCGATGGATTTCTATTCATCAACGATGGTGCTGGAGTAGGTCAGTGTTACCAAATTACTGGTCATACTGTCCAGGCTTCAACGAGTGGTACATTAGTTGTTACCCTTGCAGATGCACTTACAGTAGCTCTATCAATTTCAACGACAAAAGTAACACTTTTGCCAAACCCTAACGCAAACACAGTAGTTGCACCAGCAGTGGTTTCAAACCCTGTAAACGGTGTAGCTAACGTGCCAGTAGCAGCAGGTGCTTACTACTGGGCGCAAACTCGTGGTATGGCAGCAGTTTTGAGCGATGGTATCATCACCCGTGGTGCTGGTTCTATCATGTCAGATGCAGTTATTGGTGCAGTAGAAATCGAAGTTGCAGCAACTGTAACTCAACGTGTTTCATTCGCTCCAGATGCTACAGTAGATACTAAATACTACCCACAATTCTTGTTGGTAGATTAAGGAGTTTCTGTCATGCCTATAAACATGGAAGATAACTACCCTGACATTCGTGCTAATGGTATACGAACTACTAAGGCTATCGGTTATAATACCGGTGCTGGTTCAACCGTAACGCAGACCACAAGTCGTGCAACTGGTGTTACCATTAACGCATTGTGTGGGTCTATCACTACTGATACGACCTCACTTGCAGCAGAAGCTTCAGCAGTCTTTACAGTTACTAACAACAAGGTAGAAATTGGCGACGTAGTTGTTGTATCAATTCGTTCAGGTAAGGTAGCTCTCAATACCTCTGTACAAGTTGACGCAGTAGCCGCTGGTTCATTCAACATCTGTGTTATTAACAATAACGTAGCTGCTGGTACAGCAGAAACTGGTGCAATCATAATCAACTTCGCAGTTATCAAAGCCGTCACAGCTTAGATTACGTAAAAAGTTCTAAAAAACTACCTCGTAAGGGGTAGTTTTTTAGTGTGTTATAATTTCACTATAAACATAACAGCTTAACAGCTAAAGGAATGACATGGCTCCTGAATCATCATTAACTAGAAAACAATTTTATGAGCAGTATTGGTTCTCGCCTCTTCAAATGGTTACTCTGATTAACCCAAAAGCCGAAGATTATAAATTTATGGTTGAAATGCGCCATTTCATTATTCGTGCTGGCGCTCAGGAACAAATGCCTGGAACAGTAGCAAACGTCTATCTAAGTCAAATGACCCGTATACTCGCTCAAGATGAGGACAAACTACAGTTCTTATCCGACTATAATCTCATGCAGCAGTATTTTGACCGCTTGATTGTTGACGTGAAGAGCTTGATGCAAGAAGATAACTCTCAGCCTGCTTACTTAAAGCAAGTACCTCAATCTATGATTGGTGAAGCGCCAGAAACTCCACCGTGGCAGAACAAGCAAGTAGAGGCTCCTTCCGCTATTGCAGAACCAAACACTACTATGAGGGATACATTGAAAGACACTGACCTTAAAGAAACTGAAGAAGTCAAGGAGTTTGAACTAGGCGGTGACAAGTACAAGATGATTATCTCCAAAAAAGGCACTCGAATGTACTACAAGAACGGCAAGATGACAAGTGAAGCGGAGTATGCAAAGTCTGCATCAATGCTATGAGCATAGAGGATAATCTAGCTGAAATACGCACTCAACTCGTCAGTTATGAAACAGACATAGCAAAGGTTAAAGACGAGTTAGAATTTCTTAATAAAGAAAAGACCGCGTTAGAAAATGAGCGCACAGATTTAAAGAAAAGTTTGATAGAATTTAGCAAGCTTTGTGGTGAAGAAAAGAAAAAGCTTGAAGAAGTTGTAAAAGTCATGAAAACAGAATCTGATAGGCTTACAACTGAGGTAGAACTGCTGGTACGACGTAAGGGAGATTTGACCCTCGCAAACGAACAACTACAGAGTCAGAACAAGCATTTCAGAGAGTACGAAGCAAAAGCTATTAAAGTATTACGTACAACTGAGGATTCTTTAATCCAGCGAGAAAAAGCTATCCAGCAAAAAGAACAATTTAAGTCAGATAAAAGTATATTACCGCCACTTAACTAAAAATGCTATAATTTGTGTAACGGCTAGACAGCTAATATGTCTAGCTTTTTATATTTATGACACAGAATAAATTTACCACTAATAATAACCCCACCTTAGTAGCTGTTAGTTCAGATGACGGCGAGACACCTATATATTTGTATGCAGACCCTATAACTCATGGGTTAGTAATAAATGGCGGTAGTGGTGGTGGAGGGACACAATATACTGAAGGTGACGACATTCAGACAAACCCTATTGGTACGCTTGCAATGTTCCGTGATGATAATAACTTTGCAAAACCTGTAGACAACAACAACCCTCTCCCTGTATTCGGTAACGTCAACGCAACACAATCAGGCCCGTGGACGGTGGATACAGGGCTTACCCCACTAACTGATACCGAATTACGCGCCTCACCTGTAGAGGTTACAGGGACAGTCTCTACGACACCTCCTGTTGGTGGAGCTACTGAAGCAGAGCAGCTTACTCAAACAGAGATACTAGAGCAACTAACTGTAGTGCTAAAGAACTTAATACAGTCGATTGTTGACCCTGTAACGCTCGATAGAAGCCTTAACAGAACAAGGCAGACAGCAATAGTGGAATCAGGAACTATTACTACAGTCTCTACGGTGACTGGTGTAACAACTGTTACAGGTTTAACAAACATAGATTCATACCAAGGAAAACTACTCATGGTCGGTCAGGATATGTCGGCATGGGCTAACACAGTGAGAGCGAGGATAACATAATGGCTAATGTATTTAAAAAAGTAATAGACCGTCAGAAGTGGGTACAAGTAGCCCCAACTCCTAACGCGCATTCTGCTGGAATGGGTATGGCCTCAGACCTTCGTAATGATGTCACACGCAACCCATTTGTGTATCAGTTGACTTCTGCTACTGTTCTCAACCGATATAACATTATTCAAAAAGCATGGGACGGTACGGTAGTATCTCCTGCATTGACTGGTACGTTTGGTGCTGGTGCTGGTGCAGTATTTGCTCCTTCGCTTGCTCTCACAGGTGCTATAGCAGCTGGTTCCTCGACCACTCAAATAACGACTTCAACAGTTCTTACGTCAGTTGGCATGAACATGCTTGCTAACAGAGGTGGTGGGTCATACGGTTATAAGATACGTATTATTGGAAGCGCAGCAGGTTCTTCAGGAAAAATAGAAGAACGCTGGATAACTGGTAACACCGCTGGAACGACACCAACTTTCTTGCTAGATACAGCACTTTCATTTACACCAGCAACAGGCGATAGATATGAGATTCTTTGCGGTAAAGTCTTTATGCTCTCAGCAGGTGTTTTGGCCGCAGGTATGTGGAAATCATTTGAAGTAGGTACTAACACTGTTTCAGGCAACCTTTCTACAACTAACCTTCCAGCAACAGTTAGCACCGATTTCTCAGCAATTGCACTTGATGAACAGTATGTCCCATACACTCGAAACCCAGGAGAAGGCTTTGTTGTTGGAGCAGGTACTTATAATGGTGGTCTACTAAAATGCCTCACAGCTACCGCAATAGGTGCTTCTTCTATAACTGGTCAGGCAGCAGCAGGTGATGCGTCAGTTCTTGCTAACGAATACCGTAACTTTCAAATACGTGTTGTAGAAGATACCGTCAACGTTACAGCCGTAGGTCAGCGAAGAATTATCGCCTCTCACACCGCAGGAGCGTCACCAGTTTATACATTGGGCGCAGCTTGGACAGTAACGCCGTCAGCTAATGCAAAGTTCGTCATAGAATATCCTAACCTAATACTTCTATGGTCGTCTGCATCATCTAACACGTTTACGTACAACTATTCAGGCGCAAGTATCACCAACGGTACAAACACTATAGCTAACGATGCGTGGAGTGTTACTTACTTTACGACACGACCTGGAGCTATGGGTGCAGGCTGTACTACTTTTGCATCATTTGGTATTGAACCAGATGCAGCAAAGAACGCACGACACTCTTTTATACATTCATTCAGAGGAAACGGTACAACATCACTTGACGTACTGGATATAGCAGGAGCAATTACAGGTTCTTTTACGAACGTAGTTTATGACGGTGCAAGAGCATTTCAGGCTGGTTCATGCGGTAAGTACGCACCAGCAGACCTAGAAGGACGCTTTGGGTATATAAACATCTATGTAGCGTCAGCAATTAACCAGATGTATCGTTATGATGTAAAGAACCGCGTACTCAGCGCCCAAGTCCCTACAGACTGGATTCAGGCAGGTGTAGCAGCAGCAGGTGACAGAGTAGCTACATATACAGCAGTCGATGGGACAGATAAATATACCGTAGTCCTACTGATGTCTCACTTGTCTACAATTTCACAAGAGTTGATAGTACAGACTTAGTAAGGAATGTTTATCATTAACAAATAAGGTGCTATAATACAAATATACAGCTCTACAGCTTCATGTAGAGCTTTTTATATTTAAGGAGCAATATGATTTACGTAACAACAGCACAAACATACACGATAGGCCCAGCGCATGGACTACGAGTTGAGATTAACCAGCCAACAACAGGAACCGTCACGATTGCTGATGCTCAAGGAACAAAGGCTATAATAGCCGCAACAACACCAGCTCAGGGTAAAATCTACTATGGTTTTAACGGAGCAGTGACAGTCACTAATGCGTCGGCTGAAAATATAACAGTAAGTATACTTAACACAACGAGCTAAACATGACGAAAGTAGCAACCAAATGGAAGACTGAAAGCGGTACTGATTTAGCTATCGCGTCTTCTGGTGAGTTGCTATTAGAAACAGGGTTTAACTTACTCTTAGAGACTGGTGGGCTTCTTCTTTTAGAGACTACGACTATCACTCAAAAGTCACCGACTGAATGGTCTACCCCAAGTAAGATACGTACTAGTTGGGCAGAAAAAGATGGCTTTAGCACTGCTGTAGTATCTGAAGCACTGACAAGGGTGACACCTCAAGGAAGTACACGGATTACCCCTCAAGGAAGCACGAGAGTAACTACTGGTGTGACGTTCTCACCGAAAAACCCGACTGAATGGAGAAATGAATAATGGCAGAAACAGACATAAATGGTTTAACTTCGCTGACCTCTGGTCAAGTTGACCGCGCTGTTGATGTAGTTGAGATACAAGATATTTCAGCAAACCAAAGCAAAAAAATAACTCCTAATGCTTTAATGGGTATTTCAGGCAGTGCAGTAGGAAATACCGATGTACAAACATTAACCAATAAGACTATAACCGCGCCTGCTATATCTAGCCCCGTCTTGTCAGGGACAATAACTGGCACTTATACATTAGGTGGGACTCCGACCTTTCCTAGTACTATCGTGACTCTAACAGGATCGCAGACGCTTACTAATAAGGTACTTACAAGCCCAACTATAAATACTGCAACGATAGCAAATCCAACCCTAACAGTAGATTCTATAAATGAGTTTACCGCTAATGCTGGTGTAACCATCGATGGCGTACTCTTGAAAGACTCAAAGATGAACGGTAGTTACATTACAAATAGTACAGTTAAGAGCGCTCAAATGCTTTATGGTATGGTTAGAGCAAGACAAGGCGGCACAACTGGTGATGCAAGTTGGGCTACAGTTGGTACAAGTAATACTGATACTTCAGCTAAGGATGTGTTCATACAAGTTGGCTCACGAGCTATTACCGCTACGCCAACTACTATTACTTTCCCGAATGCTTTTACGCAAGTTCCTATAGTATTTGCTACTACTTATCTACCTACTTCTGTAAACGCTTTTACAGAAATAACAGCAGTCACCACAACTACGTTCAGCATGAGAATGTTTACAGATACTGGTGTTGCTGCAACAACTGAATTTGCCTTTTGGATGGCGATAGGACAATAACATGAAAATAACTTATACAGACATGCAAGACATAGCCCAAGAAATCGTAGGGCTTACTGACGCGACTACTCTTTTAAGACTCAAGAGAGACATAAATATTGGAGCTTCATTATTCTTATCATCACTAGGTAGAGAGTACAACCGTAAGGCTCGATTTACTGATTTAGTAGCAAGCCAACAGTTTTATCAGTTACCGGAAGATGGTCATAAACTCAAAGAAGTTATCGCCAACACTGGTGGCTGGTTTGTACCGCTAGAACAAGTCCCTGATGAGCATTCATGGCGCATGATGAATATGATGACTACTACAGGCCAACCAAGCCATTACTTTATTAAGGGCTACGATGAACTAGGGCTTTATCCTATACCGTCAGCCACTGTCACAGACGGTATAGAATTGGTATTTTCACCGAAGCATGTTGAACTGACTCAAGACGATTACACTACAGGCACTATCACCGTAACAAATGGTAGCCAAACAGTAACTCATTCAGCAACGGGTTTTACACCAACTATGGCTGGTATGTGGCTACAGACTACTGATGGGACGGATGGTAACTGGTATAGAGTGTCTGAAGTAGTTAGCACCTCAGAGATTACTATAGAAAACTTCTATCAGGGATTATCTGGCAGTGGCAAAACATTTAGAATAGGTCAAGTAGTAGATTTACCCGAAGAATATGCTGAAGCACCTGTCGATTATGCGTGTTACCGCCATTTCTTAAAGCGAGGCACACAGGATAAGGCTGGAACCTTTAAGACTTTGTTTGAAACAGCTATTACAAGTGCAAAAGAGCAGTATGGTCAAACTACCGATAATCAGGTAATCAACGCACAACCAGAGTATCGCCAGTATAACCCATTTGCTGGTGACCCACCTGCATCAATAAGCGCATAAAGGAGAAGTATGGATAATTTTGAACCTATTGGACTTTCACACTTCTTCGGTGGTATGTCAACGGATATAGAGTTAGGCAGTGATGCTCAGTTTTACTATGGAAAACGAGTAGATTTTAGAAAGACACCATCAAGCTTAACTTTACTCCCAAAACCGACAAATGCAGATGGTGGAGTTGTTGTAGACCTCGTACAAGGTATGGAACAAATCACTTCAGGTGTGAGGTACGCACTAGGCGATGCTGGTTATTTGTATAAAGTAACTACTGCGGGCGTGTGGTCAACTGTCACAAATATAGGTGAGGCTGGTGGAGCTGGTATTTTGTATCGCTCAGACGTAGACCATTTATATATGACTGGACAATCAAAGATAGCAAGAATAAGCAGAATATCATCTAGCACACCTACATTACAGAATAACTGGTTTGAGCGTGGCGTAAGTACCTGCACTACATGTTATAAAACAGGTGGTACTAATACTTACACTATCCCATTAACTACTGATGAAACAGCTACAAACAAACGTACATTTACGTCAGATATAGAACCACTGTATCAAATAGGTGTAAAAGTCCTTACTAAAGGAACGGGGACTCTTACTCTTACTTTGCACGATGACGCTAATAATGTTTTGGCAACTGTCACAAAAACAACTGGAAATGTTACCGCAGGACAAATAAACTATTTTGTCTTTTCAACGCCTTTAAGAATCCAGCGAGGTAATAACGGTGGAGGTAGTGCTTTAACGTATCATTATCACCTTACATCTACTGTAGCAGATACTACAATTGCCACGACGACTGATACTTCAATGACTGATTGTGACATGGAGTTATGGGCAAATGCTTTAGTCACGACGCAGAACGGTCTACACCCTATAGCGCAGTTGAGTAATATTACACTAATAGGCAATGGACGGTATGTCGCACAATACGAACCTTTGCAAGATAGCCCTACCACAGCGGATTTTTTAAGACATCGTTTGACATTACCACCAGGCTTTGAAGTTTGTGGGTTTGCACAGAAAAATCTTATGACTGTTATTGGCGCAGAGAAGAGAAGCACCTCAGGAGAGTTTCAAGAAGGCGCATTGTTCTTTTGGGACGGAATAGCAGAAACCTATAATGACTATTGGATGGTTCCAGAGGGAAGCCCCGAAAGCCTTTTTAGTCATAAGAACATTGTGTACTTTATTGCGAACGGATCGCTATATCGTATGCGCGGTGGTGACGAACCGATTAAAATACGCACTTTTAGAAATACTGATAGTGAATATTCAAATGTAGCAGACTCAACGCATTCTTACCCTAATATGATGACAGTCAGACGAAACATCTTAATGATTGGTTACCCTAGTTACACAACAAACGTAAACCTAGAGCATGGGGTATATTCTTTAGGTTCGATTACTAATGAGTTTCCTGAAAGTTTTGGTTATTCCTATACAACATCTAATGGGAATAATCTTAACACTGGAAGTAACAACCTAAAACTAGGTATGGTCAAAAGCTACGGCGATACTATGTATATTTCATGGCGTGATGACTCAGCATCTCCTCAGAAGTATTCAGTAGATATAATTAATAACAGTTCATTACCTGCTGAAAGCGGTACATTAGAAACTTTAAGTTATGATAACGGTCAACCATATAAATACAAGAATGCTGGATATGCTATTGTAACCTTTGAAACTCTCCCTGCCGATACTTCAGTCACTTTCAAGTGGAAAATAAATGGTGGTTCTTGGGAATATAGCGACACAGTAACGTCAGGTAACTACCTTGTAGCTCCCATAGGTTCACAAGGAGGTAGTAGATTTTTGCGAATAGAGTTTGGAGTAGATTTAACTTGTGCAGGAGCTACTTCACCAGAGGTAACAGGGATTTACCTATTTGTTGATACACTTAAAAATGAACGACCACTTGGAGGGTAGTGTATAATGAACCTATGTACAAACGGCCTTTACTCGTCGTATTACTCATCGGAGTCATCATGTTAAAGTTTGCCTCAATGGAAAATGGTAAGGGGAAATACCCAAGACAAACCTATGACGGTCAAGATAACCAGTCATATAACTTCGTGCCTGCTAATAAACTGCAAACTGGTAATTTACGCGGTACACAAGGTGTTGGGTATGGAAGTGTCAAAATAGATGGGGCGAATAATAGGATTCAAATTTCAGCTAATGATGTACTGACAAACATAGGTGATATATCTGATTTAGAAGATTCAACAGGGATTGGGCTAGTAACTACTGAGGGAAACCCATACGTGATACTTGGAAAGACTAATGGGACTAATTCGACTACTGGGCTGAGTGTCTATGATGATGCAGGAACTAGAAGATTACTAGGCGGAGAATACCCTGACGGAACAATAAAGATAAAATTATCAAGACCTGGATATGATGTTGCAGTAGCTACTGATAGCCAGCTTATTTGGAGTAGTGATTTTAACTCTCCAAAAATACTTGCGAGTGGTTCAGTCGTTATAAACCCTGCCGATACTGGTTCACCAAATTATACCGTTGGCATAGGACAAACTACACAAACAGTCACTTTTGATAATCCAACAGGTAAAACACCTATGGTATTAGCATCATTTAAAGCATCATCTACTTTTACAGTTGGGTCAATAGATGTATGGACTGGCACACCACAGCCAGTACCATTCTTTTTGCCAGGGACACCATCAGTTATTATCTCGTATGATACACCTAGTACCAATTCAGTAAGATTTCAATATGCACAATTTAGTAGTGTAAACTGGGGATTTGATTTATCTTTTACTATTAGTTACTACATATTCGTAGAAACTTCTACATTGTAGTAATTATTTATATAAAAATAGGATTGTGCTATACTACCAATAACAGCTCTACAGCTTTTTGTAGGGCTATTTTTATTTAAGGAACAATTATGCCACCATCTTCACAAACAGCCTATCAAGCACTAACAGCTTTCAAACCTCGACAAGCTCAAGATGTCATGAATGAGGCTGAAACTAAATATGACATTGCAGGTAAGAAAACACGTCTTTCTAGTCTTAGAGGACTAGTGACTAATTTAGAAAGTGCCGTTGAAGCAGTAGACCCCTCTGTGACGGGAAGAACATCCGGTAACTTTACTACTGAAGCTCAAAGAAGTGCCTTAGTTTCACGTGAAAAACAACCTATTTTGGGAAGCCTTGCAAAAGAGCAACAAGCCCTCGGTACAGAACAACAGAGCTTCTCAGAGTCACAAAGCCTTGCCACGCAAATGGCTAGTGCCTTAATGAATCAAGACCAAACTACTTATCAGAAATTACTCGATGAGTACAATGCAACCCTAGCAGCAGAACAAGCAGCAGAACAGAAACGTCAGTATGAATTGAATCTAGCCGAACAAAAGCGTCAGTTTGACGAGCAACAACGAGCGGCATCTAAAGCTTCTGCTGGTGGTGCATACAATCTTGGTTCTATAGCCAGCGCTTTAAAGGGTGGTTCAACCCCTGCTTCTGACCCTAATCGTGAGGCTGCTTATGTTGATGTCCAACAAAGAATTGCATCATCGAATGATAGAGAACTTGTATCAGATTATAATGCAACACTTTCAAGTGCTAATAAAGGTAATGCTAAAGATAAATTGAAAATTCAAATGTATCAAACCTATAGACCTGACCTATTTAAATCAGGAACATCTTTTGGTGGGTCATACACAACTGCGCTTAAACCACAAACTATAAGTGTGCCAACTAAGGCAAGCACTGGAGCTTTTAAATCTGGAACGGTGACAACACCTCATACAGTATTTGTAGGGAGTTTTTAAATGGATTTTTCAGACCTAGAAGCTAAGTATGGTGGGATACAACGCTACAAAGAACAGCCTAAAACACCAAAAGGACGTAGTGGGCTTTTAAAGTGGTTACCGACAGCTCTAGGAGTAGCAGGAACATTAGCGGCGGCTCCTTTAACTGGTGGTGCATCTTTAGCAGGAACCGCAGCAATTCTTGGTGGAGCAGCCGCTGCTGGTTCAGGACTCGGTGAATTAGGAGCGCAAGCTTTTAATAAAGAAAAAATAGACGTTGGTAGGATTGGTAAAGAAGCCCTTATAAGTGGTGTAACTGGTGCTATCCCTCTAGGTGGGGCAGCTAAAGCCGCTAAAGTTGCTGGAAAAGCTACGGCTGAGAAAGCAGCCCTGAAAACTCTTGAAGAGTCAGCCATTACTTCCGCTGGCCGTGAAGTAGTAGAGGGGACTGTTGCTAAAGGGTTTAAAGGTAAACTTGCAAAAGCTGGCCAAGAACTTGTTTCAACAACTGAGGGAACCGCAACGGGTTCAGTTATTAAAGGCGGCCAAAGAGTCACCCCTAAACTTGAGCAAGAACTATCTACCTATGCTAAAACTATTGGTGCTAAAGGTTCTCCGAAAGATAAACTTATTCAAGTTGCAGCTGACAAAGAAGCAACAGGTTCAAGTATAGGGGAGCTAGTGAAAGCTTCTGACGCTCCTGTTACTATTGACGATTTATCCCGTATCACTGGAAAAGTCCAAAAATCTGGCATAACCGCGAAGAATCTTAACACTGAAACAACAACTGCTTACCGTGAAGCTATTGGAGCTTCTAAGACTAAACAGGAACTTCATACAATTAAGCAAGAGCTAGATGATGAATTGGCTAATTTTTATAAGAGAGTTGAGGCTGGTTCTGCGACAAAGGCCGAAGAAAGAGTCCTTAAAGGCTATCGTGACGGCATAAACTCAGTTCTTAAAGACATCCCAGGCTATGCAGAAGCAAATGCACGATACGCTACAGCACTTAAATACGAGCAACAACTACTGCGAGCGCCAAAAGCAGGTAATATTAAGATTCTAGGTATAGATACTGGTATTGGTGGCAAAGCCGTTCAAAAGGGTAAAGACGTTGCTGGACGAGCCATGCAAGGTGAAGTACCTGGAGCAAGCATTGTTGGAGGAGGTGGTTTAACTAGCCGTATTCTTCGTGAGGGAGTAAAGCAAGAAATTGGTGGGGCAGTTGGAAATATGATGCTTCCTGAAACACCTCAAGTGACACCAGAAGAAGCTCAAGTAGCAGACCAAACTATGGCTGACGCTGGAATTACACCAGACATTATGCAACAACCTAATCAGGTAAAAGAGGGATTAAAAGCGGCGGCTATGCAAGCACTCGCCTCTGGTGATACTAAAGGTCTTGAAAGTATTGTTAAAACCGCTGGTTTGCTTGAGTCTTTGGGCATGTTCGATACTGGCGCAGGAAGCGATAAACCCCTAAGTGCTACGGCTGCTGAATCTATTGCAGGAGCGCAAGCAGGGCTAGAGGGTATTCAACTATTACGTGAAGAAATGGCTAAAAACCCAGGAGTACGTGCTAAAACAGCTATCCCAGGAAGAGGTTTAGTTGGTGGTATAGGCAATAAGATACTTGGTACATCTAATTACCAAGCGGCTGTAGGTAATATCCTTGATTCTTGGGCGCGTATTAAAACAGGTGCAGCTATTAGCAAAACTGAAGAAGCACGTTTTCAGGCTAACTTACCAGAAGCATTTGATCCACCAGATACTGTAGAGAAAAAACTTAAAATAATAACTAATTTATTTACCGCAGTCGCTAACCGTACAGGGAGCGCTGGTAATGATACTGAAGCAGCAATACAGGGAGCGCTATAATGGAAAAAGGTTACAAAAAATCTAAGAAATCTAAGTCACTTGCAAAAGGCTATGCTATGCCGTTGTCTGAATACCCACTGACTATGACTATTGATGAGGATAAATTACCAGAAATAAAAGATTGGAAAGTCGGTGAGAAGTATTCCGTAGAAGTAGAAGTTACCATGACCGGATTGCACAAAAAATATGATAGTGATAAACTCTGTGGTGATTTTGAAATTACTAGTGTAGAAACTGATATGGATAAGGATGACTAGTGGAAAAAAAAGTATCAAGTTTAGACGCTATACCAGTAGTTGATAGAGCTACTGATTTACTATATATTGTTGATACTAGCGCTGGTACATCTAACAAAGTAACTCCTAATAACTTACTTGGCATCGGTGGTAGCCCTGTGGGGACGACAGATGTGCAGACCTTATTTAATAAGTCTCTTGGTATAACTAACACCATAACGCAAACTGATAGCAACTTTACACTCCAAGATAACTCAGACAACACCAAACAAGCTAAATTTGAACTCTCCGGCATCACAACAGGTACAACTCGAACGTATACGCTTCCTAACACTTCAAGTACATTGGTAGACCTCTCTACTTCTCAGACTTTAACAAATAAAACACTTACCTCACCAACAATCAACACTGCAACAATTTCAAACCCAACCCTAACAGTTGATTCAATCAATGAATTTACAAGTGCATCAGGCGTTACAATTGATGGCGTACTCTTGAAAGACTCTACCATGAATGGTAGTTATTTGACTACCTCCTCAGTATCTTACAGCCAAGTTTCTAATGGGTTTAGCGTACAAGAGGTGACTACTACCTCTAGTGCCGTAGCGACTGGTGCAACAGTAATCCCATACGATGATACGATTCCACAGATTACCGAAGGGACAGAAGCTTTTACAGTAGCAATTACCCCTAAAGCAACAACGCACCGCCTTGTAATAGAAGCCTCTGTGACTATAGCTTGTTCAGTAGCAAACAACCTAATAATTGCTCTTTTTCAAGACTCTACAGCTAATGCTCTCGCAGCAGGAGTAGAGAACCAGTCAACAGCTAACGGTACTACAAATATTAAGTTACGTCATGAAATGGCAGCAGGTACGACATCTTCTACTACATTTAGAATCAGATACGGTGGAAACGCCGCAGGAACATTCACCCTCAACGGTGATTCAGGCAACCGTAAATTCGGTGGTATTACATGTTCATCAATAACTGTAAGAGAGTATAAGGCGTAATAAATATGAAAGTTTTATTAAATATATACTTTACCACACAAGTAATACTTCATAATAGGAGCTATGAAGCATGACAAGCGAACCAAAACCATCAAACATAAACAACGACCTCATCATGTATAGGCTTGATGAGATTAAGAATGAGATTGTTGAGATGAAGAAGCAATACGTGACCAAGGAGGAAAGCCTCGCACTTAAAGCAGAAATTCAAGGGCTTCGTGAAGAAATGCACGAACTTAAAAAAACCCGTAATTTGGTTGGGTGGCTTTATCCTACAGCCTCAGCCGCATTTTCAGCAATATTCACTTATTTGATTATCAAGTACTTAGAGAGTAAATAGGAGGCTACATGGTAACACGTACCAAAAAACAAGCAATAGCATGGGCTAATGCTCAAATAAACACTAATTTATCATGGGGAGGCTTTACTCAATGCGTCGCCTTCTCAAGAAACTATGTCAACTTCTTATGTGGTTCACAGTTTGGAGGGGTTAATTCTGCTAAAGATATGGTAAATGTTGCATGGCCTATTGGATTTTCAAGAAGTTCTACTCCACAAGTAGGGGATATTGCTGTACTTGGCCCTATATCAACAAACCCCGATGGGCATACAAATGTTGTTGTAGAAGTTGGTAACGGGTATATACTTACATTAGATCAAAACTACCGAGGTAAAAATTCTAAAATAGAACAAATCAGATGGGTATGGCCTAATTCTCGTTACATAGGTTTTTTCAGACCACAATTTGTACCAGAGGCTAAACCTACTAATAGCGTCCCTAGTACTGTTGGAAGTGCAGGAAAAACTCTTTACTTGAAACCTTATGTTGAAGCATGGAATGTATATCAAGAAGGCTCTCGACGACCACGCACTCCAATTGGTGTATTACGACCTAAAAAATATGGTGGTTTACAATACCGGATTATTAAAGAAGACGTTGAATCACAAACCGTAGTTATACAGACACAAACCTACGGACGTGTAGCAATATTTGTCGATAAAGATGCAGAAATAAGATAAGGAGCTAATATGAAACCAGTTCTACCAGCCAAAGTACGTTCAGCAATCTATCTAGTGACAGGCGTTGTTACCCCAGTTGTAGTCTATTTGGGCAAACAGGGTGTTATAAATGATTTTTGGACAGGACTTTACTCAGTTACTATTTCAGCAATATTGGCACTTGCTTACGTCAACGTAACCCCAGACGAGCAGTAACATGGAAAGGGTACCTTGCGAACCCAACCCAAGTTGCAAATTTTATAAGTCTAAATCCTGCTATCAGAATAGGCATCACTTATGGTGGCCGAAGCGAAACTACACGACTCCCTTAGAAAAGAGACTCCGTAAAGCACCCGAAGCAATAGAAGTGATGTGTCGCGCCGACCATGAAAGACTACATTTAAGAGAAAAACCACCACAAAAACCAACTGTAGATGAAATTAAAGTCATTTTAAGGAGTAGAAACGTGGAAAACATTAGGGATAGAGGCAACTCTGAGCGACGAGCAGAACAGATACAAGGTGTGGTTGCCTTTTTAGGACAAGTAACAGGCGATAGAGTTATGCCCCAAAAAGTCTATTTAGAGCGTACAGGACTTGCCCAAGATGAGTTTGACGCGCATGGTGGGTGGGATGATAACGGCACATATCACGATCCTACGTTGAGGCTAGAGCGATGAGTGATGCATCTTTTAACTTACGAGCAATGACTGAGCAAGGTGAAAAGCTATTTGTGTGTACAGGGGATAACACAGAACTCTACGTTCATTCGCCCCAATTCAAAGCCGTAGACCATTTGTTCCACCGCTATGACCCAGAAGATAGGAGATTGGGCGGGTTTGTCTTTCGTGAACTATTAGGGGAAGAAGAGTTTGAACGTATCAGGAAGTACATCTTTGATAGTGGGGCCTATCCAATCACCTACCGCCCAGAACCAACAGACCATGATTTTACCGAATACCTCCACACCCAATCAGAAGATGTTGATTCTTGGGGTGAGTGATATAGTTATAAAGCAAGTCGTACCTTGTTTTAATCTTTTGAAAAGCTTACAAGACTCCCTTTTACTTGCAGGGGAGTTTTTTGTTATAATGTAAGTATGAAAAAGTGGACAGAAATAGTATAATCAAGCCATAGTCTTTAGGACTAACGGATTTTAGGAAAGGCCCCAGAAATGGGGTCTTCGCTGCTTTATGGTATAATGTAATTACTAGCTCCCTTCGGGGAGCTTTTACCGTTTTGTAATATATTTCATTTCACGTTTAATAGAACACTTGTATGCTAGCGGAGTCTAATATAGGAGGCAAGTATGTACGCAAACATAAGAAAGATTAACAAAGTCTACAAAAGGCGCAAAAACGCTTTAAGGCGTGAACACATGGACTGGTTTAATGCTTAGGGATATATGTAGACGTACTTGGATGAGTTTACAGTGCGAACTGTCCACTCCCACTTGTCGTGGTAATTCATATCTTTAACCGTCACCATTGAACCTTGTACGTCTAATACAACACCAACATGACCGTAACGGCCACCGTTATCTACAAATACGGCTCCGACAATAGGTATTGAACTAACGGTGTGTCCGTCTTTACGGGCCATATCATCCCACGTCTTAGCATCAGACCAACGACCAACCCAAGGGGCTAGTTGTTGTGCTCCGTATGTGCAAGAGCCTGCTTCATACCAATTCTGGGGCGTTCTGACGGCCTTTTTAGTGCTAACTGGCGTTCCTGTACCACTTGATGGAATAACGCTCTCTGAGCGTCTCTCTGTTGGTTTAGGAATGCAGTAGTAAGGGGCTTCTTTTGCCCAATACATAGCAGGTTCGCAATTATTTGGGTCATTTATTAC